AGCATAAGACGGAGATTGCCACCAAACGGAAGCAAAGTTCGAGTTCGTCATCTTCCTCAGGCAGTTCCTCCTCTTCGAGCACCTCCAGCGTATCGGACATGAGTGTCACAGAGCTAGAGACTCGCATTATCAACATTCAGAGCGCCCTCAAAAGCGCCAAGAGTCAGTTATCGAAGGCGTCGCAGCAGCTTGGTCAGCTCGCGCATTCTGCTATCACATCCGAGCCCATGTTCAATGAACACTTTGCTCGATTCCGGTCAGCAGAAAGGAGGCCGTCAACATGACGGCAGCAGATTTCAGTGGTTACGCCACTCGAAACGACTTGAGGTGCAGTGATGGGCGGACCATCATCGCTGGCGCCTTCGAGGAGAACGACGGGCAGACGGTGCCTCTGGTGTGGCAGCACGGTCACGATGAGGCGACCAACGTGCTTGGCCATGTCAAGCTCGAAAACCGGTCCGACGGCGTGTACTGCCATGCCTACTTCAACAGCACGGCAGCGGGACAGCACGCAAAGGAGATGGTTCGACACGGTGATGTCAAGTACCTGTCCATCTTCGCCAACCAGCTCGTCGAGAAGGTCCGGGATCGGGCTTCGAACATTCGAGACGTGCTCAAGGGGAACATTCGCGAGGTTAGCCTCGTTCTTGCTGGTGCCAATCCTGGTGCCGAGATCGACAACGTGAACATCGTTCACGGCGATGGAGACTTCACCCGCATTGCGGAGGAGGCCTACATCACTACGGGGCTCGAGATCGAGCTCCCTTCTTCGGAGCTCGTTCACTCTGACGACTCCGACACCTCTCTCGAGGTCGGTGGCGAGCTCTCTCACGAAAGCGCCATGGACATCCTCGACTCTCTCGATGAGAAGCAGAAGACCGCGGTGTTCTACCTTCTCAGTCAGGCCCTCACGGTGGGGGATTCTGTACAGCACAGCGACATCGACGGAGACTCTGTCGTTGGCGCTGACGAAGCAGCTGAGGGTGACGGCGAGGGCGAAGAGTCTGAGTCGACTGAGGCTGCATCCGAGAGCAGCGACTCCGAAGAGGGCGAGGGCGAAGAGTCCGAGTCTGTCGAGGGCGAGGGCGAAGAGTCCGAGTCTGTGGAGGGAACTGACGACAGCGAGTCCAGTGATGGCGAGGGCGAAGAGTCCGAGTCGGAGGATGCCGCGCAAGACACCGAGGATGGCGGGGCTGTCCAGCACGCCGACACCAACCAGGAGGACAACAGCATGACGCACAACGTGTTCGACCAGGCGAAGAAGGGTGCTGCAGCGACTCGCCAGCAGGCCTCGCTTTCCCACGACGCTGTCAAGAGCATCGTCGCCGACGCGGTCAACAACACGGGTTCCCTCAAGCGCTCGCTTGAGAACTATGTCGCCCAGAACGGCATCACTGTCGACGGAACCCTGCAGCACGGTATCGAGAACATCGACTACCTGTTCCCGGACGCCAAGACGCTGGAGAGCTCGCCGGCCTTCATCAGCCGCCGGATGGAGTGGGTGGACAAGGTCCTCTCCTCGGTCCGCAAGAGCCCCTTCTCCCGCATCAAGACGATCACTGCCGACATCACGCCGGATGAGGCTCGTGCCCGTGGTTACATCAAGGGGAACATGAAGAACGAGGAGTACTTCGCGCTGGCGAAGCGAGAGACCACTCCTCAGACCATCTACAAGAAGCAGAAGCTGGACCGCGATGACGTGATCGACATCGTCGACCTCGACGTCGTGGCTTGGTTGAAGGCCGAGATGAAGGTCATGCTCGACGAGGAGCTCGCTGGTGCGATCCTGGTCGGCGACGGTCGTTCCATCGGTGATGACGACAAGATCAAGGAGACGAACATCCGTCCGATCGCTTCGGACGCCGAACTCTACGTCACCACGGTCAACGTCAACCTCGCCGACGCTTCTTCCTCGGTCGAAGAGCTCGTCGATGCAGTCATCAACAACCGCCAGTACTACAAGGGTACCGGGCAGCCGACGTTCTACACCACCGAGAACATCATCTCGAAGTTCCTCACGGTGAAGGACAACTTCGGTCGTCGAATCTACTCCAACCTCGCCGAGGTTGCTGCGGTTCTTCGTGTGGCTGACATCGTTCCGGTCGAGGTCATGGAGCGTGTTCCGGACGTTGCCGGCATCATGGTCAACCTCGCCGACTACACCCTTGGTGCAGACCGCGGTGGCCAGGCCACGATGTTCGATGACTTCGACATCGACTACAACAAGCTGCGCTACCTGATCGAGACGCGGTGCTCGGGTGCTCTTACCCAGCCCAAGGCTGCTCTGGTCTTCCGTACGCAGGCTGGTTCGGCCGTTCTTCTGGCTGACCCGACTGAGCCCACCTTCGACGGCACCACGGTTACGGTTCCGACCGTCTCCAACGTGACCTACAAGGACGGCGAGGGTAACACTCTCACCACTGCTTCGCCGGTCACTCTGGCCGACGGCGAGTCCATCCACGTCAAGGCGACCGCGAACTCGGGTTACTACTTCGCGGACAACGTCCACGACGAGTGGGACTACGAGAACCCGGCCTGATCTGATCCATCATGACGCGCTTTCGAGACAAGGTGGGGTTTGTAATCCCAGGAAACCTAGTCGATGGTGTGAAGGAAGTCAGCGTTACCGAGCGCGTCTACAAGGGAGAAGTTCTCGAGACTATCGCGTCCAGCCAAGAGGCCGATAAGGTCAACGACGACATGCGGTTGCAAGATCGTGTCTCGTTTCCGGCTGACACCTATGCTCTCGAGAACATCTCCCGGATCAAGTTCGTCCTAAGGCTAGGGATTCCGTGGGTTGCTCAGACCGTCCGTGTCGAGCATCCTCGGATCATTGTTTCGTTGGGAGGTGTCTATCATGGTCCCCGCGCCCCCGCGCCGGAAGAGCCTTAATGACCTTCTCATCGAAGTTTCAGGAACAGATCAGGTCTACTTCCAACCTGGTCCTGATGACACGATGCAATATCCCTGCATTGTCTATGAACGGGACGACAGCTCGGTACAACATGCAGACAACCAGCCTTATCGATCGGCTTTGCGTTATCAAGTCACCTACATGGCTTACGATCCAGATAGTGACGTAATTGACAAACTCCTGGCATTGCCGCTCTGCTCATTCAATCGTCACTACGCGACGTCAGGTCTTAACCACGACGTCTTCGTGCTTTACCACTGACCAGGAGGAAAACCAGCATGACGAAGCTCATGTGGGACAAGACGGGCGAGCGGTTCTACGAGACCGGTGTCGACCGTGGCGTCCTGTACATCCCCGATGAGAATGGGGTCTACGACAACGGAGTGGCTTGGAACGGTCTGACGACTGTCACCGAGTCGCCGAGTGGCGCAGAGTCGACCAAGACCTATGCCGACAACATCCCTTACCTGAACCTTGTTTCGGTGGAGGAGTTCGGCGCAACGGTCGAGGCGTACACCTACCCGGAGGAGTTCGGCCAGTTCGATGGTACGGCTTCTCCGGTTCCCGGCCTTCACGTTGGCCAGCAGGGACGTCGGTCTTTCGGACTCTCTTACCGAACTCGGCTCGGAAACGATGTCGTAGGAACCGAGCTTGGCTACAAGCTTCACCTCATCTACAACGCAACGGCAGCTCCGTCGGAGAAGGCATACGCCACGATCAACGACTCGCCGGAAGCAATCACGTTCTCGTGGGAGCTGACGACGATTCCGATCTCTGCCGGAGACACGCTGAAGCCGACGGCTCAGCTGACCATCGACTCCACCAAGGTGGACGGCACGGCTCTGGCTGCGCTTGAAGACCTGCTTTACGGAACGGCCGGTTCTGACCCGAGCCTGCCGACTCCGGAGGACGTCATCGCGATGTTCGCCGGCACCGTAACCGAGGTTACTCCGACGACTCCGACCTACGACGGCGGCACTCACACCATCACCATCCCGACGGTGACGGGTGTGGAGTACCTCATCGACGACGAGGTCGTGACCGGCGACGTGGTCATTGCTTCGGACACCATCGTTACGGCACGTCCGACTCCTGGCCACCGGTTCCCGGCGGTTGTGGACGACGACTGGCTGTTCGAGTTCTGATCCGATCCCCATTAGACAGGAGGCCAGGGCGTGCTCATTCTTACTCTATCTGCAACAGACGATCAGCCCGAGATCACTCTCGAGCTCGAGCATTCCCTGGTCTCTCTGTCAAAATGGGAGGCAGAACATAAGAAACCCTTCTTCCATCAAGAGGATTTCACGCATGAAGACACTGTCTCTTACATAGAGAAAATGATGCTTCACGATCCTCCTGAAGGAGACTGGGTTTCAAGGCTGACTCCGTCAGATTATGCCGAAGTTTCTGAGTACATCAACAGCAGTCAGACTGCTACTTGGTTCCGGAAAGATCCCTCGTCTCCTCGGCCTCGTGAAATCAACACCACGGAGTTGATTTATTACTGGATGATCCAATTCGGCATCCCTTTCCAGCCATGCGAAACCTGGCATTTCAGCCGACTTTCTACTCTGATTGAGATCGCCGGGCGAAAGCAAAGCAAGCCGAAGAAGATGAATCCTGAAGCGCTGCGAGCCGAGATGGCTCGAATAAACGCGGAGCGCCGCGCAAAACTTGGTACCACTGGGTAGAAAGGGAGCCTAATGGCTTACGTCAAACAGGTTTGGCAGAACGGCCCTGGTGGAGGAACACCCATCAACGCCGATCGCCTAAATCACATGGAAGACGGGATTGAAGCCGCCGCTACCGGAGGCACGCTGTCTGCTGTCGCAGTTAGTGGATCCTACACAGACCTCATCAACAAGCCAACGATTCCATCCATTGCCGGCTTGGCCAGCACGTCCTACGTGGATGCGGCTGTTGCCGACTTGGCGTCTGAGTCATACGTTGATGATGCGATCACCACGGCCTTGGCCACGTTCGCCTCTAGCATTGGCTCAACCGTCTTGGACGCTCTGCCTGGACTCGTGCAGCGGGTTCGATACGACGACGTCACGGGCTGGCCGGACAATGCGTGGTACACAGATCCAGAACGTTCTCCCGAGTTTGTTGGTGGAACTGACGCCGACCCGCCGCCGGAGACTTCTGGGCCTGAGAACAGCGCCACCTGGGTCGAACCACAGGCTTAGCCATGACTCCGACCGAGCTCTGGGGCAGTGTCCCCGCTACAGGATGGAAGTCGTTTGACAATGCCAGAACCTTGGGGTATGGAGGTCCGCCTCCTCCGCCTCCAGTGGCAGAT